ATATGCTGGGCACTTGTCCCGTTTTCAATTACCAAAGGGGAAGTGAGTGCCTGAGAAATCAGCTGTAATGCTCCAGTGCCCTTTGGATATATATTAACAGATATATTTGTGTCAGAACCTGAAGCAAACAATCCTGGAGGAACTCCAGTGGCCTGGTTTGTAATTGTAAAATAATTTACAGCAGATGCGAGAGGAGTCAAAGCTAGGATTTCATTCCCATTAACATCATTAATCTGAGCAATCTTAGGCGTTGTAATAGTCGGTGACGTACCAAGCACTGGCGCCCCACTTCCAGTATAAGCAACCCATCCTGGAAGTCCTGATCCGTTCGTTAAAAGTCCTGCGTTGTTAACGATGCTCAATCCTGAAATTGTAGTTCCCGCGGAAGCATAGTAACCCAATTGGTTGATTAATCCCGAGTTTACTATCCCTGAAGCCCCAGATGTTAAAGCAACTGTGCCTGAGGCATCTGGCCAAGTATACGTTGTGCTTCCTGATGTAACCGGAAATGAAAAATTTGCAGTATGAACCAGCGAAGTCCCTATATTGAAAATTATCTGGTTAGTTGTTAGCGCAGACTGAAAGCCAATTGGAGCAGTTCCTTTAGCTGTAAAATTAATCCCGATATTAGAGTCAGAGCCTACAGCAGCCATGTCTGGATAGAGCCCGGTACTATTGTTGTTAATCTGTAAATAATTAACCGAGCTGGAGGTGGTGCTAAATGCTAGCATCGCATTGCCGTTAGTATCATTAATTTGGGCAATCTTAGGCGTGGGAATTGTTAAACCTGCAGGCAATGTACTACTAATGCTTGGAACTGACCCTGCAGACGTAACCAGGACACCAGAAGCAGCAGTAGCGAGACCGCTAACCGTGGTCCCACTAGAAGCATAATAGGCTAATTGATTTATGGTTCCGCTGTTTACTATTCCAGATGCGCCAGAAGTAAACGCGACAGTCCCATCGGCATCTGGCCATGTAACGGTTCTCGTAGCTGCGGTATTTGCAAAGGTAAAGTACGTTAAATGCTGATACCCAGTACCTGTATTAAATCTTACAGCCGTATCGGAAGCGGTAGTTTTAAGTAGAAACGTGCCGCCACCTTTTGCTAGAAAATTAATTCCAATATCTGCGTCAGCACCTATAGACGATAGGATAGGGTTGGAGCCTGTTATATTGTTGGTAATTTGAAAATTGTTAACAGCGGTTGAAGTAGCACTAAATGCTAATTCAGCAACACCATTCACATCATTAATTTGAGCAATAACCGGAGTCGTAATCGTAGGCGATGTGGCCCCAACAAAAGCCCCACTCCCAGTGCTACTAGTCAACGCATTTCCTACTGAATTTATCGCAGTCATAATAAGTCCTTAAGCCGTTGTTAGTAGCACACTAGAAGTGCTCATCATTACCCAAGAAGTGTTAACAATATCACAAACCAAGGTTATGCATTGCCCTGCTACTGCTGTACAAGTTACGGAGCCGCCAGATGATGTAGTTGCATTATTAACTCTAATGGTATCACCTGAAGCTGCTTGCACAACCCATCCACCAGTATTTGTGATTGCACCAATTAAAACTATTACATCTCCAACCGCATAAGTAGAAGGCAATGTTAGTGTAGTTTGTCCTGAGTTCAATGCAATATATTTCGTTGAAACCGCAGCAGCCTGGGAAGTTCCTGAAATAGATACAGTGGCTAATCCACCGCCAGTTGCTGAAATAGTAATAGAGCCTGAAGAATTAGCAACCACAATACCGGTGCCTGAATTTATAGCAGAAGCGGCAGGCGCACCTGATGTAGTTCCAATTAATATTTGTCCAGCGGACATGGCTTGCCAAGAGGGAACACCAGAGCCATTTGACACAAGTGCAGCATCATTAACCGGGCTGATTACCCCTAGTACATTTGCAGAACTAGCATACATAATAGTATTGATAGCATTTGTAGAAGGGTAGGTGGTAGTTGACCAACTTGGTGCAGCGCCAGCGCCAGATTGTAGTATTTGATTCGCAGTAACCGTTCCCGCAAGAATAGCGCCAGCAGATGCCGTTGAATAAAATATACCGCCGTCGCTAGCTGTCAGAGATGCTGATGTGCCGCCTTGAGAAAGCAGCACAGGAACTTGCAATGTCCCCGCGGTATATAATGCAAAAGTAATCGACGTGCTACCAATAGTAAATGGGCCTGCACCAGTTTCTTGAAAAAGTTTACTAGCGTACGTATCTCCTTGATTGACCAACATAACGCCATACTGAACAATGTCATCTGGCTCGTTATAGTCAGTTGCTCTAGTTAGAACCCAATTTGTAGAACTAGACCCAATATTTGTAACGGCATAAATACCATTCTCAACAGGGTCGGTTTGCTCCCAAACTAAAACTCTGTTGCCAACCGCCAATGTAACGCCATCAATACTCAAAGCCGCTTGAGTAGTAGAATTTGTTAACGTAGCACCAACGCCTGAAGTGCCATTAGAATAAGTGGCAGTTAATGCGCCAGTAGTGGCCACCAAAACGGCGTCATAAACAGTTAGCCCCTGAGCCTGCAGCATCCAATTATATATCTCAGACAAAGTATATTTCTTAGTCGTGCCTGAAGAAGACGAAGTAGTATCTGTAGTATCAGTTGCAGGAAATAAATCGGTCCCTTGGCTCGAGCCGGTACCTGTACCAGCAGGAGCGGGCGGTAAATTACTGATTTTAATACTTGTCATGGTGTTCCTCCATCAGTAATTGTCCAAGTATGAGTCACTGTGAGCACTGCGCGACCAGTAGTAGGTGCTCCAGCACTATAATGTGCGGAACCTGCGCTGAATACCACGCCATTGTTAATCGTACCTTGTGATGGCCAGCCTGTCGTATTATTAAGCAACTTATCGTAATTTGTGATATTAAAGCCAGAGGATGTAAACATAGTCGTTGCGGCAGTTAATGCTGCAATTGACCATGTACTGACATCTTGATTAAAAGCACTTGCTCCATTAAACATACTTGTAAATAAGGTAACTGACGCTGTGTTCCAAGATGACAGGCTTTGATTAAAAGCAGTCGCAGTCTGAAACACGCTCGTCATATCTGTTACGCTAGATGTATTCCATGAATTTAAGGGGCTATTGAACGAAGAAGCACCTGTAAACATGGCATTTAGACTTGTACAACTACCGATGTTCCATGCACTAATATCCTGATTAAAATTCGTGCATGTTTGAAACATTAAGGTAAGTGACGTGACTTTGCTCATATCCCAAAGCCCCATATTGGGAACAGTTGTTAATGCAGTACATCCTCTAAAAATTTGCCCAAAGGATTGCGCTAGCCCTGTGATAGGAGTATCTGTTGCGGTAATAAGAAGATTGGCGCATCCCCGATAGGTGTTTGAAATACCTCCAAAAGTATATCTTCCCCATTTTGTAATGGTGAGAAATTTAAGTCTGTCGCCAGCATTGGCGAAAGAAAAAGGACATTTACCGTATATTTTAACAGTGTAGGTTCCAGTGGAGGCATATACATGTGTAAAGCCGCTATCATTAAAAACAGACATAGTATTTGAGGTGCCATCGCCCCAATCGATTTGGCATCCATACGAGCCGCCAGCGTTGGTTGGAATCACAATAGTTTTTGTCGCAGAACCTGCATTTTCGGTATTCCATGTAGATACAAAAGATGTATCTTGATGCATGGTTGCTGTTAACATATTAGGCCACCGCTGGATTAATAGTTAGGGTTATACTGAAATTAGTTGCCGTGTGCGTTCCTGACTGAGAACCTGTTGTTGTAATAAATGTTGCTGTCTGGGCATTGGCAAGTGAGGTAGATAAATTAAATGTGTTAGCATCTATTACAGTTATCCAGTAAGTTGTAGCTGTCGACAATCCTGTTGGCAAAGCGCCTGTGGTAGTTAACTGAATACGTTGTCCAGATACAAGACCATGACCAGTCCAGGTCATTACTGCAGGCGCTGCAATTGTTACGGTAACCGTTGAAGTGCTGTAGCTATTAACGATATACATCAGTTGGTCAAAAACCAACTTGGCCGTTGATAACGTTGGTGCTGCGCCCCCTACAAACATGTAAGGCCAAGCATAGGCTAATGTTCTTGAGCCAGTGATATCTTGTCTAACACTAATAACACCTGATTGGCCTGCTACAGGATTCGTCGGCGTTCCAAGCGTTCTATTGCCGCCTAGCGTTAAGTTGAAGTTATTCGACGTGCTTAAATCTACCGCAACGGTTGCTGCGTCAGTCAAGGTCACGAATGCAAAACGCTGCGCAACGGTGAACGTGTTGTTTGCTGATGTTACGGCAACTGCACCAGCAGAGCCAGTATTAACGGCTAATGCCGTTGCAACGCCAGTCCCAAGCCCGCTAATACCAGTAGAAACAGGTAATCCTGTACAGCTTGTTAGAACGCCAGAAGATGGAGTTCCAAGTGCGGGAGTTGTAAAACTTGGTGACACATTCCCTGCAAAATTTCCAGTACCACTCGCACCTGCAAGACCTGTGTTCACACTGTTATTGGTGGCCATTAAATTCTCCTTAAGCTACAGTTAATATACCTTGAGAGGCAATAACTGCAAAAGTCGTATTAGCTGTAACGCATACAATTTGCACAGAATCCCATTGATTGGTGCTGGTAAGGCTTCCTGCTGAGGACGAAGCAGAGCTCCCGTAATGAACTACTTGCCCTGTATTCATTTGCAATATCCAGCCAGCGGCACCTTTACCTACAACCCCAAACACGCTTCCTTCGGCTGCAGTAGCAGGAATTGTAACCGTTGTTTGGCTTGCGTTAGAAATAACATATCCATTATTTACAACAGCAGCTTGAGATGTTCCAGAAACATCATTCCAAACTAAAGACCCTACACCAGTACTTGCGATGGTAATTGAATTAGAAGCATTAGTTACTGATACGCCAGTCCCGGCAGATATAGTTGCTGCTGCAGGGGCGCCAGCAGATGAGCCAATAACTATTTGGCCATCTGTCAATGCAAGCCACGTAGGGACTCCCGTTGCATTTGTAGATAATGATGCGCGATTAGTGGTAGATAATCCAGTAACAATGTTGGCACCATTTGAATACAATAAGCTACTTGCAGCATAAGTATCAGCAAATGTAGATGTGGTAGCCAGCCAATCAGTACCATTTGAGCGTAAAATAGTTCCTGTAGCGCCAACCGAAGTTGGGAACGCAGCTGTAGACCAAATAGGCGCGCCAGCGCTTACAGATTGCAAAAATCTTCCTGTTGCAGATGGATTTGCAAGAATACTGGGAACACTAGAGCCGTTAGTAATGAGCACGCCTCCGGCTGCAGTTGTTATTTGCGAAATCGTATTAGTAGCGGAGCTATAAAGTATTTGATTTGCAGTTGTAGTCGAAGGATAAGTAGCTGTAGTATAGGCTGGCGCAGAACCTGAGCCATTGGATTGAAACAATTGACCGGAGCTTCCTGGTCCAACGCCAGATACAGCATTTCCAGCAGAAGCATAATAAGCCAATTGATTCGCTGTTCCAGTTCCTACAGAACCACCAGCATCTGAAATATAAGAAGCATTCCAGCTCGCTGCGCTGGTACCAGAAGTCAAAATACAAGTAATCAATAAGCTCGTATTAGCGGCCATAACCTGGATGGCATTGCCTCCAGAAGAGTTAACGGTAACGTTGCCTGAAGAATTATTTACTATCATCCAGGATTGACCTAACGCCAAGGTGCTAGTAACTGGCATTACAACCGTTTGCGTAGTAGAGCCTGTGAAATATTGAAAATAAGCACTTCCAACAAGCAGTGTTGTAGTTCCCGCGGCAGTTGCAGTTGTGGCATACCCTTCTAAGAAGTTGTTGGCAGAAACATTATTGTTAGCGTCTCTTTGCATAACAGCTAATGCAACAGCTGACGGAGATAACGTGAACTGATAGTTAGCGGCCGAATGGAGGCCTACCAATACATCGCCACTTGCAGCACCTGCTGCGGTCGTGGGAAACGCACTCCATTTAATATCTGCCATTATATTACTCCGTAATCATGAAGCTTAATGATGCTTCGGTAATCATAAATATCCCAGTTTCTGTAATCATTCTTTCGCTTCCAGGAGGGGGAAACCCTTCTCCTTGGTCGCGAGTATTTACAAAAGGCGAATCAGTCAACGGATCGTGATCGGTTAAATTAATTCCTAATGCATTTTGTAAAATCCCCATAATTCACCTTAATTTTGATATGGAGCTACAATTTGGTACTCAACAGTAATATAAGGGCTTGTTGAATCTGGAGTAATTACACTAAATGTAGAGCCGCCAGCAACTGCGCGAGCAGATGGATTTAATACAACATGTATTGCACCTTCTGTTGCGCCAGGAACAGTTGCTGTAGAGCCATCAAATCTTATGAATATATTTGCACCAGGAGTGTAACTAAATATCGCAATCCAGTTAGAATAATTGTCTGGCACAGTAAATGTTTGCGCAGCACTTTCAGCTAAGGAGCATCCTTGAATATCGTATGTTGGAATTATCCCAAAGCCGTTGTATCCGGAGATATCACGAATCATATTAAATTTAGTTGACATTTGTTTCTCCTAAAAAGTGCCTAGCCTAGAATCGGCGGTGTATTGTATTTCTATGTAGGCCTGGGTTGAATCTATAGTTATAGCTCCCGTGCTTACAAACCCAGTAGCAGTATTAGGGGAATATGTAGCGCATTTAGTATTAACACTAACAGCCGTCCAATTAGTTATTGCAATATCTGCTGTAGCAGCATTGGCACCATTCTGCGAAACTATTCCATATACATTAGCTGCAGTTCCAGAATTAGGAGAATAAAAAGTCATTGTAGGAGCCGCAACTTTAGGAGCCATAAAAGGAATAGAAAAATACGCAGGTATTAATTTTGCTGGGTTTTCATTAACAGGGGTTATTTTTTGTACAGCTACGACACCTGCAGTGCTTGCTGTTCCAGGTGCAATTCCCAATGGGTAAGATGATTCATAATAATATTGCAGTGCTTGTAAAGTTTGCGCATCGTTCATAGGAGCAGGTTTGGTTGCAATCGATCCAGCACATAGTGTGACGTAATTAATGTTATCTGCAGCAGTAGTGGGCACTTCTTTGAAGCTAATTACCACAGCAAACCATTGAACGCCCCCAATTACCAGGCCACTAGTATCCCAACCATTAAGATTAACTACTCCATTCAATACGAATGGCACATGTCCTGATTCAGCATTTGTATTATCTAAAAGCGTCCATCCACTAGCAACCGTTGGAACCCCTGCGGTTAAAGAAGTAACGACAGATAAATTTGACCCACTTGTTATATCAGGAAGAGATGCATTATTAGTCCAGTATAAATTTACATATCCTTGTAAGGACGAATTACTTCCCCCGGATAGCTGCACCGCAAGAGAATTTTCAGAAGCTGGCTCTAGCAATTCATAAGCAAGAGATGTGGGCAGATATTGAATAATTGCAAATTGTGTTGCGGATGTAGTGGTAAAGCCTAATCCTCCATTGGAAAGTGTAAATGTCATAACGTTTCCGACAGATTCAAATGAAATGGTTTGATCGGCAATATATCTTGATAAGTTATCACCTAATCCAGATGTTCCACTTATCGCACCTGCTTGATCGGGATTATTCTTAAAATCCCAACCAATCAAATAATTTGTAATAGGCTTGTAAGCTAATAAAGGCTCATAATACCACATCAACCCATTAAGATTTTCCTGGGTAGTCTGCTGAATGTAATCAGCAATAATAGATGAAGTTTCAACAGCAACTAATTGAGCGCTTGTAATATCTATAGAAGAGCTTGAAGCAAGACTTTGAATGTCAATAACGAAATTTACATATCCATCCGCTGTCTGTGCATTGGTAGCTGGGATAGCTTCGGTGCCGCTAATTGTAGTATATGTGCTCGTACCAGTGGTGTCATCATCAACAATCAAAACATCAATAGCGGTAGGAGCAGGTGCAATATAATGAATCTGCACATTCACATCATCTCCCGTTGGAGATGCAATTACCAAAGAAGCTGAGGCATTACTACCTGCAATTATTCTTGGGCTATTTGTTAATTGTTGAACCACCCGAAGTTCTGTTAACCCAGTTGACCATTCTAATTGCAGTGCATATGGTGCTTCTGAAGGTATGGATGCACTTAAAGACAATTGAGAAACGGTGACTGTCCCGGTTCCTTCTGTTTCCAATGTCCATCCCGGAGCCAGAAAGTTAGATTCAGTACCAGATACAGTATAAATATGCTTCCCAGTTGCAGGGTCTGGAATAAATGAAACCACTGAAAACTGAGGATTGGTTATTAGATTCGGTGTTAATGCTTCTTGTGCTTGAGTTGAGCCTGATTGAGAAAAAGTATTAGGAGGCCAATCGTTAGTGGAAAACTGGAAAATGCCTGAGCTATTATACACCGTTATGTAATAGGGCTCAAAATCCCCAACTACAGTATCTGTAGGCGCGCCCTCATAAGGGTACAGCATAGGAATAAAATTATGACCATTTCCATCAACAAAACTTCCAATTCCACTTAGAATTAGTACTGAGCCTAAGTTCACATAAGTAACATCACCCGTTACTGGGTCATCTGTTTCCTGATAAACGTCTTTGGGAACACTAAACAAAGGATCGCTGAAAAAAGATACAACGCCGCTTCCAAGAGCACCTGTGCCATCTTTGTCCCAAATTGTCTCTTGTAACGGAAATAATGCTACAACATTCGCATTTCGTTGCGGAACGGCCATTGATTCTTCCAATCGTCAAAGCAATGCTATGTATTTTACTCTTTATTTACTATAATGCAATGAGGTAACCATTAGTCTGGGATAGACAATGCCGGCTCCTAACACGCAATACAATGTTCAAGAAATCCCGCTGCAAATAGCTGGCGGCACACATTATGGTCGTTACCCCAAAATTAGCGATGAACAAACTTGGAATATGATTGTTAGTGATGGATTCTTGGTTCCTTATGCTGGATATAAAAATATCCTAACAGTTAACCCTACAAACAAAGGACGAGGATTGCATTCAAGTTCTCGAGGCGGCTTCATGATAGCTGTTCTTGGGTCAAATGTGCAGAGAATTAATTACTCTTCAACCACAGGGATATTTAGCTCTCAATTAATTGGAGAGTTAGCCACAAATCAAGGCGATGTGTACATAAATGAAAACAATAACAATGAAATAGCGATCACCGACGGGCTATATGTTTATGTTTATAATTGGTTAACACCTACTTCTCCAGTCTTGTTATCTTCTGCCACTGATTTTTCATTTCCTTTTCAAGACCCAGGCTATATATCATTTCAAAATGGGCGATTAATTATTGCTTGCGAGAATACAACGAACTGGGTTTTATCTGGATTTAATGATGCCACTGATTGGTCGGACACAAATCCTGCTCAAGTAGGCAGCTTGCAAACCAAACCCGATTATGTACAGGCAGCAGTTCCAGTTCCTGGAGGCGCTAATAACTTATTGGTTTTAGGTAGAAATGTTGCCGAACTGTGGCAAGACGTTGGGAATGCATTATTTCCGTATCAAAGAAATAGTACATTCAATTCTGACTTTGGTTGCATCAACCCATCCACGATTGCATCATTAAAAAATTACATAGTCTGGATAGCAGTTAATGAACAATCCGGCCCAGTATTAATGCTAATGATAGGCAACCAAGTTGAATCTATTTCTACAGATGGCATAGATTACACGATTGGTAATCTTTCAAATCCAAGTAATTGTACAGGATTTTTATTCCAACAAGATGGTCATGTTATATATCAATTTACATTTCCAGACGACAATATAAGTTATGCCTATGATTTTGAAACTAAATTATTTTTCAGTATATCTGATGAAAATTTAAGCTACCATATTGCTAGGGAAGTGGTATATTTTGCTCCAACTAATAATTATTACTTTGTATCATTGAATGGCGGCAATATTTATCAATTCAGCAGTACATTTCCAGATGCCGAATACAGTACGGACGACATCAAGAAAATACCTAGGATTCGTATAACGGCCCCATTAAGATTGCCCACACAAAGATATTTCATAATTAAAAGCTTGAGTTTTACAATAGAACAAGGACAACCAAATACAGTCACTGAACACACTGTTGTTGACACAGAAGAAACTATATTGGCAACAGAAGATGATATCGATATTGCTGCTGAAAACGACGATTTGATTGGCACAGAAGAAGAAGGTACGGCTACTGTGTTAGCAACCTACACAACTTCAGATGCATATGTGTATTTAGCGGTCTCTAGAAACGGAGCCCAATCATTTGGAAACTTCTTGCCCAAGCCCATGTACCCCACAGGTAAGTTTAAAAATAGATTCATTTACCAAAGATTAGGGCAAGCAAATGATACTACTTTTCAATTAAGATTTGTAGGGCCCACTAGATTTGTAGTTACTGATGGAATAGTGGAGATATATCAATGAGCACAGATGTCCCAATCCAAAGAAATACAGTCCGTATTCCCAATCTTCCAATGGGACAAATTGTTGATGCCAATGGAAAGGCAACTGATGAGGAAATGACCTTTCGTCAAGCCTTATTAACTCTTCTGGAGCAACTTGCAGGTAATGAAGGGTTGGTGATGCCCCAACAAACCACCGCAAACATAACAACAATACAGGACGCTACCACAGAAACCCCCATTGGCAATTCAGGCTCATCTGTGACAACTTATACCTGCGCTTTTGGAACAATGCTATATGATTCAACAACAGCTGAAGTTAAAATAGCTGTAGAAGACCCTCTTTCTAGCGGGATACCTGTATTTAAAACAGTCACCTTAACCTAATCTAGGAGATTATTATGGATAACAATCAAATGCCAGAGTGGTTGGCAAGCGCCCTAGGTATAGGAGGTGGCTTGGGCCAGTCCGCAGGAGGACTTTGGAATATATTTGGCCATCAGCCCAATCCCGCTGATATAGCAAATAAGTCAATCGGTCAGATTCCGGGACAGACTCAACAATACTATTCTCCTTATATGCAAGCTGGACAAGGCGCTTTGGGTGATTTACAGAATCAAAATAAAAGTTTGTTATCTGGTGGTATTCAAAATCAATTAGGAGCAGGATATAAAGAAAGCCCTGGATATCAGTTTAAATTACGCCAAGCTCTAGGTGCAGGCAATAATGCTGCAGCAGCTGGCGGCACTCTTGGCACTCCAATGCATCAACAGCAAAGCATGCAATTAGCTAATGATATAGCTTCACAAGACTACAATGACTATCTGAAAAATCAAATAGGCTTATATGGGCTTGGTTATGGCGGCGAACAAGGTATAAACAGTCAGGGATTTGATGCAAGCCGAGGAATGGCAGATACCTTGGGAAATGTTTTAAGCCAACAAGGCGCTTATGGATTCATGGGTCAGCAAGGACAAAATCAAAGAAAATCACAAGGATTAAGCGATTTATTTACAGGCCTAGGAACAACTGGAGCAAGTATTTTTGGTGGTCCTGCAGCTGGCTCTGCATGGTCAGCTCTTATGAATGTTTTTGGTGGACAAGGTAAAGGAGCTTAATCATGGTTTATTCGCCTACAATGCCTAATATGAAATTGGATGCTCAGGATATGGGTGCCCCTAATTATCAACAAGCACTGCAAGATGTATTCAAGAATGTTCAGGGTTCTTATGATACTGCTTATAAGCCTAAAAATATGGCTGAAGCTCTTTTGCAGGCTCAATTACAAAATAAACATGACCAAATCATTAATAAATACTTGCCTCAAAGCGAAGAAGCGCGTATTGGAAATACTGAGGCTAATACAGGTTACACCAATCAGCAATCAAAATATTATGGCCGAAATATTGAATCCGAAATGGCTTTAAGGGCAGCGCAAGTTCAACAAGCAGAACGAGAAACAAATTTTAAAAAAGCTATGCAAGATGCATATTTTAGTCAACCGCAATCATCTTCCAATGTCCAAGTATCGCCTGGAAATGGCTTGCCACCATATGCTCAAAATATGCAAAATTCACTTGCGCAACAACCTAATACTTCCGGTATAACAGAGCCATTTTTACAAATAGCTCAAATGCATAAAGCAAATGAAAGCACTCCTTATGGTATTCAGATACCTCAGCCAACTTCCAAAGATTTAGCAAGTAAAATGTTATTTAACATTGATACTTATGGGGACACAAGAAAACAAGCAATTGACCAAATAAAAGAAGAAAGGGATAAATACTCTAAAAAATCACAAGGTATTGATAATGAATTAGCAGCATCCAATAAACACGGTCAACTATTGGATAGGTATAATCAATTAATGGATGATACGTTTTTATCTGGTCCTTTTGGTTCAAAAGTTAAGATCCCAACCGCTCATAGACAAGAAATTCAAGCTCTTTCAAGGGATATGATCCTAAGCGGCATCGAAGAATTAAAAAATGCAATGGGTTCTGCTAGATTTTCTAATTTAGACCTTCAAACAGCAACTGCAAGAAAACCAGATATATCCTGGACTCCGGAAGCGCGACATGAATATACCGAAAGGTTTAAAGCGTTCAATGAAAGGCTTAATGAGCACGCTAGATTTAACCAATTAGCATCCAATCCAAGCACTGGAATCTCTTCTAATATGGCGGACAGATTGTGGTCTGCCTATCAAAAACATCATCCAATAGTTGCTGATGCAAAAACATTAGCATTAAATAAATACAAGCCAAATAACTGGGCACGTTATTTAACTCCAGAGGCAATTAATGCAATAAAAGAAACCGGTGACTATAATCCTAAAGACAAGGGACTAACAAGTGAACTTTCTCATACTGAACAAAAAATATTAAAGAATTACTCCCTCGAAGATTTAGAGAAACAACTAGCCGAAAAACGTAGGAGAGCCAAAAAATGAATCAACTTGAAAACTTAAGCGAAGAACAGTTGACTAAATTAATTGCGGCCAAGAAATCAGAGCAATCTTCTGGTTCTCCTGACTACTCACAGCAGTATAAAAGAGGGATATCTGATTCCTTACGAGATATTGGATATGGACTTACAAAAGGAGCAGTTGGTGGTTTGGAATCCATGTTTATTAGTCCTATTCAAAAACAGTTTGTTGAGGCCTCTGGGAATAAAGAGCCTGATATCAATGAAGTAATAAATAAAATAAAGTCTCCAAATCCTTCTCCTGCAGGAAATTTCTTACAAAAAGCTGGTGAATATGCTCCATTAGCTCTAGGTGGACTAAATGCCTTGCGTGGTACAGAAGCAATTCAAGGCGCATTAAGAAATATACCCTCTATTACTAGAAGAGGAATGGAAGCTCCTTACGCAAGAGAGTTAAGAACAGTTATCGAAGAAGGTGCCGGAGGATTATCTCATCCTGCAGAATTGACGGATCAAATAATACAATTTTTGCAGCAACATAACGTGCCTATGGGAACTAGATTGCAAAGAATGTTAGAAGGAGAGCATCGCGGAGCAAGACAGGTAAGGACCACTCTAGGGCAGTTATCACGAGATCGAAGCTTACCAGGTGGTGCACAAATTGGTGCTCAAAATCTACATGCTGATCTAGGAAATTCTATTTTAGATGAGCTACAACGTGGTGGTTTCCATAGAACTTATGAAGACGCGCGTCATGCAGATGAACATTATAGACGATCTGCAAGATTAAGAGAGTTGCTAACTGAAGGACTTAGGCATGTATCAGGCTTAAGTAGCTTAAGGGCTATGCTGGGAATAGCTAGACGTATCTAACGACGATCGTCTAGCCCTGCTGCAAGAAGTCCACATACTATTGCTATACATAACCAACCCATAATCAATCCCCACACCTATAAGAACCACTAATTTAACACTGTGCTTATTATTTGTCAACTATTGTGTCTCTCCACAAGTCATGTTATTTATTCTATCATTACAATGACATGCAATCTCTCGTGATTTTTCCTGCAATAAGTAAATCTATCCAGGGTACCATCCTTTTCCGATATTCACCTGTTGCCAGTCCATCGATGGCGGACGACTATTGAAGTAAGTTCGACTTTGGATTGATAAATCAGGCGGTGACACTTCCATTAGTTTTTTCTGCATTTCTTTATATTTGGATAAAGTTGCATCTGGAACCGTGCATCCGAACTCCTCACAAATTTTGATAGCCAAGCTATAGCGTAAATATTCAATATAAAAAGGATCGTAAATAGTTGATAAATCTGTGGTTAATGTTACGGTGGTAAAGCCAAACTTACCTGAAAGCTTAACATCATAAACTTGGTCCGGAAGGAAATACAGAAATATTCTCGAGCCATCTAATTCACGCTCAACTCTATAGCTAAAGGGTAAAGCCTGGACATTATCAATACGCGCGTAATCAAAATATTGTTTACGCGTAAGTTCATTCATGGAATATCGCACATCACCTAAGTTAAAGGTCATTGAGTCAACATAGAGCAAATTATCTATAAAATACTCTTCAACGCCTTGAATGGTTGGAAATTCATATCTAACAAAATAAGGTATTAGCCTAATATCGGTAGCTTTATACTGCAAATCCGCATTCAGGAGATATAATCCATCAGCTATTTGTTCTCCATCAGGGGTCTCAAGTTGTCGTGCAACAACCTGAGAAAGGTAATACGCCCTAGTTATGAGCTGTAACGCTGTATAAGCCATGACGTACTACCTCCGTTTAGATTAAAGGTCGAAATAATAACCAGCAACGTCAACTGCAACAGTGCCAGCACTAACCTTATAGTTAATAACTGGGGAAGAAACAGAAGAAATGGTCACTGGCTGAGCTAATATTTCACTCATTGTAGCTGTATGAGCAGAGCTACCAGCAACTGGAGCAATGATAAGCATTTCATCGCCTGTTGCATTACCTGCTTGCAAACCCAATACATCCGCAGCAGCATTTGCATTAAAGTCAGTATAAACTTTAACCAAAGTATTGTTAACATTAGGAACTAAGCTAATTAAGTTCACATTTGCATATGTAGATGAAGAGCCAGCAGTAATAGCAGTTGCTTGGATGGCATCGTACACAAACAAACGACGAGCAGAATCATTATCTGACCAGTATCCTGGAAGAATATGAGAGCTAGCATCGATAGCTACATAGCCGATTAAAGCATAAGCACTATATCCAAAAGGAAGCAATGGAACAGAGTTAGATGCTAGAGAAAGCATGCAACCGCTAGCTTGCTGAGTCACTGGGTCTGCCACTAAATACACAGCATACATTGTGCTAGCAGCAATAGTGCCTGTATCTAAACCATTTAATCCATTGTTAGCGATACTAATGGTTACAGAAGATGATAAACCGATTTGGAAAGTACCTGTAGAATCTAGGCAAGAACCAGCGGCTACATCTAATTTAACCAAAGGAAGTGCGACATTGTTACTAATTCCTAATCCATTGAAATAGAAAGGAATGTATGAGCTATAAGGGAAAGCTTTTGAGACTTCATTATTGACTACTGACATGATTTTATCCTCTTAATTGGGTTAAGCCCCCGAAGGGGCTACAATTCGACATCAAAGTGGGAAGATTAACCGCATGCAATTCTCAGAGACCAGCGTACTGCCGAAAATTACGTCTCTGACATAAGCCCGGTTATTCATACCGAATTGAGAACCAAAATAATGTCTAATAGACGCGCCTGAATCAGGATCCGTCATATTCACAGTAGTGAATGGAGACTCATCAGGAAGGCGTGGCATAGCCAAGTAGAACTGGTCACCAGACATCAAGCAACCTGCGCGATGACTTGGAATTGGAGTAACAGTCATACCAGCGGCAATAACGTTGTTTATATTTTGATTCTGATTTTGAGCAGAAACTAAACCTACACCATTAATGGTTTGGATAGACACAGTAATCGAACCCGCAACAGACGCAGCATCGGCAGTAGCACGAAACTGAACAGGTTGTTGTGATTGTCTATGACCAATGAAGGTTAAAAAGCGCATGTTAGGTTGCCCAGAAACACCATCATTAAACTGGAATAAATCGCCAGCTTTAACAGCATCTGCATCGGTTCCACCTGTGGGCTCAGTGAATGTAATCTGAGTAACGTTAGCGCCAGTAGAATCATTAGTGGAAACTACGGTCATAATGTTATTAGGAGCAGCAGTATTACCAATTGTTCCAGAAACATGAACAGGCAATAGATTTGATTCATACCAGTCAGTATTGCTGAAACGTCCCAATTCCCAAGAGTATGCAATTTCATTGTTTCGAGTCATTGCAAATTGGTTTAAACCAGTTCCAACGATTGCAGGAATGTTAGCTACAGGCAAGACACCTATCATTTTATGGGTAGCAGCGCCGAAGTCTTCAAAGTTAGCAACAGCTTGTGCTAGCTGAGTGAAGCTATTGATTGGAGTAACGCCGTCACCATAGAAACGGAAAGGACCAGAGTTAACTTGACCAGAACCAAAGTTAGCATTTTGGGGATCATTAACAACTACACCTGAAATGAAGTTACGAAGAATGTCGGATTCAACTAATGAACCCAATTCTTTCATAGCTGCCATACCAAATCGGTCCATGTAATCACGAACGTTGAATATGAACTGTTGATCAGTGTAAGCTGCTGCAACGTTAGCTGCTTGAGAGCAAATCAGCGATTGAACACGTTGAACAGAAGGTTGCTCAGTAATTACAAGACCTGCATAAGAAATATAACGAGGAGTTGTATCGAAAGTTACTGTGTCACCTAGGTTGGCAGTTAAATCATTGAAGTCTTTAAACTTCTTGTTAGATAATGAAATACCGCAGAAAGAGTTTAACAACCAGGCCAGTTCAGCTTTTTGATAAGTCTGGACGGTCTGGAGAATATTGACAGGTGTTGATGCCATAATGATGTACTCCAAAAAAGTAAATTAGAGGAGGGGTCACTGACATCAACACCGATAACTTAACGGAACATTTTCCTAAAATCAGTCACCGACATTGTGCCATTATCCATCCCAGCACTTGATGAAGGTTTTAATTGAGCCATGGGGTCTTGAGCTTGTTTTTCTTGGGCCAAAGCTTCTTGGTTGGTTTTAATGGAATTACTAAGCTCCATCATCTGGCGTTTAGCAATGCCAGGCTGCATTTGAGCAAGCGCCATCATATTTGCAAGCTTCATCGGGTTGTCGACAAGCTCTTTCATGATGTCACCAGTATTTTCCATATCATTCGCAAGATGCACTAAAGGCGCCATTTGTGAATAATCCAACTCATTTAGCTTTGCTTCCAGTCCAGGATGCTTTTGTTCAGCAGCTTGCATCTTTGAAACAAACGAATTAATCGTATGCTCATTCTTCAAGTTCTGAACATGTTCGTGTAAAAGTTGAGGGGCTTTTTCTGCAATCATTCTTTCGATGTCAGCTGGTGATAATTGCTGCATCCCTCCAAGACTTTGCTGACCTTGGGGCTGCATAGCTGGTTGCGATGCTTGTGGTGCTTGTGGTACTGGTTCTTGCTGTGATTGCATAAGAGCGTCCTTTTGTCCTTTTTCGTAAGCTTTCTTTCGTTCACGTTCGACAATCTTTGAGACCACATCTCTTGCAAGCGGGCTATTGTCATCTGGTGCCGATTCTTGAGCTTGCTCAACAGGAGCAACTTCACCCTGGTTTTCAATCTCTTCCATGTCAGTCATTTAAACCCTTCTTCTTGACGTTTTTCGGTGTCACCGTAAATAACAATGCATATCGCGCAAAGATTCGGCCAAGTTCTCGTGTGGCGACGTATGTTTTGAATTTACGCATTTAACAGAAGGATTGCAAAGATAGATGTATGGTTGTACTATATAGTAATAAAATTATATGGAAGTAGCGGTGTTGACAGTGAAACACTCGGTAGTGCTAAGGCTCAGAATGGACCGGTCCGATACCTGGATAGGATAGATAACACAGCACTCTAAGGCGGTCCGTAGATGGTGCGATTCCATCCTGCTTCCACCTCACCAAGGAATAGCATGATAAATATGTTAGGAAAGCAATTTATAACGGACAAAGAAGCCTCAGAGAGATATGGTTATTCGCAGTCCTGGTTTCTAAAGGCCAGAGCTAACGGAACTGGGCCAAAGTTTGTTCAAATAACAGATAATGGGCGCGTACTTTACCCATTAGTTGAAACTGATAGCTGGTTTAAAGAAAGAATGAATATGAAAAGTTAAAGCGGTCGCCAATTTGTGCATGTTGTTCTAAAGCGGTAGGGTTCCGCAGTCAGCAGAGGCCTGACGACCTTATGAAAACCCGTAGATGATGGATTCGAACCATCGACCTCCCACACAACAGGCAGGGCTCTAGGAGCTAATGCTCTACCAGACTGAGCTAATCTACGGGATAATAGTTTACTTCTTTTTCTTCTTGCCGCCTAATCCGCCTTCATTTTTAATAGCGGCTTTAATATCTTGTTTTTTACTTGGACCTTTCCCTTTAACTACAGCAGACTTGTAGTTGTCATCTGCGCCAACCTTAAGCCTGGTATCTTTTGGAGCTGGTTTTTTGACTAATGCCATGATTATTTCCTTTTTTTAGGTTTACGTTTTTCGCCAGCTTCAGAGTAGGCGATGGCAATAGCCTGTTTTCTAGGTTTGCCAGCTTTAATTTCGGCGCTAATATTTTTACCGAAATCTTTGCTGCCAGGCTGAGCACCTTTTTTCAGCGGCATTACATGCGGTCCTTCTTAATCATCGGTTTAGATTTAACTTTTATCTTAGCGGCTTTCTCAAAAGACAAGTCTTTCTTGCCAGGTTTAGAAGCTTTCATCTCGTCAGCTTTGCTGCTTTTACGCTGTTCACTCAACTTAGCTTTTGATTTCTTATCATTTCCCATCATGATTATTTCCCCTTTTTTAATATTTTATTAGCCTTCGCATCTATTTTAGACTTACTAGATGCCGATAATTTCCCTGCTTTTTCCATTTGACTGGCACGAGCTTTAGCATTCGCGGCGTGAGCGCGGTCAGGCATCGGGTACTTTTTTTCACCAGGCAGTCCAAATTCTTTCTTTGGTATGGCTTTGCGGGCTTTTGCTGATAAAGTTGCCATGGTCTATTTCCTCCTATCATAGAGTTTAGACATAAGCTGTTCACGATAACGCTGCGAAGCGCCTTGAGTATGCTTGTATAAAGCCTGATGGATGGCTTGATTGCTATGACCATCTCTTTCAAGCTTTTGAATATTCCCGGGGGTCTCAAGGTCTGTTGGGGTGATTTTATATTTCGGCGTTGTCATCGTTATCATCCTTATTAGTTTTATTAATCTCATGAACTAATTTATGCGTAGCCAAATGGTCGTTATGTTCTCTTGACTTAATTTCTGCCAATTTTACGGAAGCATCAATAGCGTGATTGAAATGCGAAGTATTTGATTCTTCTAATTTAATCGCACTATCAATTTGAGCCTGACTAACCTTGGCTTCGCTTTCTAATATTTTGGCATCAGAAATTTCTTTATCCACTTGGAGCTGGGCAATTTCAATTTGATTTTGAAACTGTCTTTGCTGTTGGTCAAGCATTTGTTGCTGAGCATCTAATTGAACTTTTTGTTTTTCGACCTCAACTCTTTGCATTCTTGGATCCATCATCATGGCTTGCTGCTGTTGCTGTTGCATTTGTTGTTGTTGCATTTGTATCTTAGCAGACCATCTCTCAACTGCTTCTGGTAATTCATCTGCTCCATAAATAGTTAAATTTCTAACAAGAATTGGCAGGCCGCCATCTTCGTCATTAAAGAACTGGCCCAACTTCTCATTAGCCTGCATCAATGCAATAATTTGCTCAACTGCCTGGTTCTTCTGTACTTGGAAATTAACACCAGCATCAACATTTACTCTAATTGCTTTTTCATCATAATCAAGGAAAGGACTTCCAGGTTGATTAACGCCTTGGTAATCTTTCTTGCCATCTTTTTTAGCAATAGGGATAGAGCGTTTGCCAACCAAATACTTAGGCATCAAATCCACAATAATATTTCCAATCTGGGTCAGCCCTTGCAAATAACCCACAACATAAGGCATTGCAGCAGCATTGCCAACACTAGAAGATTCTATTACAGCCTTTCCAGAAAGATCATTATCATTCTTGCCTAAATTACTAGCATAAGAACCAAGAATAGTTTGAGTTACTCCGCCAGTCATTTGGAAAGTAGCCGTTACTTCAGGAGGCAATGGAACATTTTGTACTTCACGAATTGGTGTAGGAATTGGTTTGTCAGGATTGTTCTCAGAATAGGCATTAACAACAATTGTATTAGCGCGCTGAATATCATTTAGCGCCTCAAGATAATCCTGTTCCTGAGGTATAGCTTCTTTCATTACAATAAATTTATGCTGAATCAAATTTTCCATGCTATTGCACATGGTTTGGCCAGCAAAATTCATCATATCTTGCACGCCCTTAGCATGATAAACATAAGGACGAGTCATTTGGTAAGTGGTATTTTGTGTTCCTTGAGTCAATATGATTGAATTACCATCAAAGAATACATGCGGCAAATAAGTATAATCCGTTTCTTTGTATTCAAGAATTTCATTCTCAACGAATTTATATTGACAAATAATCTCAAGCTCAGTCCATCGAGGTTTGCCAACAATCACAGGAATCTGTTCAATAAACTGTTCCTTCTGCCAATACTCCTGAAGCTTCTCATAGTCTTTGGCTGTCATGACACGGCCATTGGCAAGCTTCACAATTCTAACTCTGCGCTTCTTCTTCTCATAATAATCAGCAACCAAGACTATATTTTGATTAAGAATGTCTTTGTATGACCAATTAAAGCCTTCAATATCACGCATATAGCCAATATTCGACACAGACGCTTTTGGAAATTCACGTTTAAAATCTTCTTCCAGCATGGGATATATTTCAAAACTAAACTGCCCATCTCCTTTATGGGGCGCCCGAGCAAGCGGGTCAAAACCTACCAATGTTGGATCGAATACCCTGCTCAAGAATATCTGCTGATTAAAACTCATGGGGCCAGCATAATCAGTCCATACTTTAGCTACTGAAAATCCACCAGAAAGCAAATCTTTATAGATTTCATATGCAAAAGAGTCTTTATTTGCCTGATGGAAGATATGTCGGATGTGTCCTTCGACAATATCCAGCACTGACTGGTCGATAGGGACACCTTCGGCTGGTGAAACTTCGATGCTTGGCTCATGCTTAGAAAACTCACCAAGTAACCGACTAATATAAGCCTCGAGCATGTTGAATTCAACAATTGGTCGATTGAGCTGCTGAAGAATTGTTTTTTGTTGTGTGTTAATCGATTCGCGGAAGACATATTGTCGAAACTCCCGAAAGCGAACAGCGTTGTCTTTGAAGTATATGTAGGAAGAAGCTACGTTCTTACGAACTCGCTCAAGGTTATCCGAAACCGTTCGATTTATCACCGCCATACAGCGAACTCCTAGTTCTTAGTATTGACTTTTGCTTTTGAAGTATTGTAGCAGCTTTCTTCGATGAAACCATCTCTCCATCTAAGGCTGACACAGGATAAGCAAACGTTAAGCATAAAGCATCCGCTAAATCTGAAGAACGAATACCTCTTTTCTTCATTTCATCTTTTTTTTCCATTACCAATCTTGAATTGGAATCGACCTTATATCGAATGCCACACAAATCTGCATGCAAGGAATCATTATCAGGTATTTCGCAAGGTTCATCAAGCATCCATTGTTTGCATGCTGCCCACATTTCTGCCCTTTTATTTGAAAATTTCCGAGATTCTAATGGGCTAGAGCCAGCATTCACACCAACAACGATCTCTCTATGTCCCAATTCATTCAATCTGTCTACAATACCAGCTCCTAAACCGCCTATGTCAACAAATACTTTAAACGGCTTTTCTTGTTCAATAATATTGTGCACTATACCTGTTATTTCCATTGTATCTTTTTTAATATAACTCTCTAAGCCAAATGCAACACGTCCTTTTCTTCTTACAATACCAGTTCTGTCATCCCCAAAACGAGCTGGATCTACACCGATTATTAATTGACCATAAGGTTCAGCTTTTTCTTTTCGACAACGCATTACTAAATCTGAATTGATATAAGAATCTTCTCCAGTAAGCTGGAATGCTTCTGTGCTATTGCAAGGGTATTCTTGTTTAAATGATTTTTCACCATCAATCCCGTTTACAGATAATTCACTTATTTTTAAACGACGCCAAGCTAATTGCTCCAATGTTAAATTATATTGATGAATTAATTCTTCCTCTTCTAAACTGAGCACAAAGTTCTTGTCCACAGGGACTTTGTACTCATCCTGCCAAAACCAAGGGACAAAAATAGCCCTAAAATCTGAAAATCCAGATTCTGCTTGTTGCCACGCCTGATGAAAGTAGTTGCCAATCCCATTAGCTGTAGATTCTAATATAATCTCTGTTCCAGGGGCATTCGGTACCGCTTGCATAACCCCTTTAGCATGCTCTGGAGCATTATTCCAAAATGCAACTTCAGAACCATGAAGCAATTGAATGGTAGCTGAACGGCCCACAGCTTTGTTTTCTGCTGTTCCCAACTTATAACCAGAATCCAATAAGCCAAATATTAGTTCTTTAGCATTTGAAGTTGTAACCTGAGGCTTTACTGGAACAGGAGTGTTTTCATAATATCGTTGAGCCATTTTATATAGATTTTGAGTTGCATCTAAAGCGTGAGTTAATATAAACGCCTGTGTTCCAAAATGATGACTTACTTTATGATAAAATCTTCCGCCTACATAAGTGCTGCAACCCTGCTGACGTCCTTTAAGAATTAAAGCGCGAACTTTTCCTGTTTCCCCTTTTTGTCGTTCAAGTTCACTATGAATATATGTTTGAGCTTTATTAAGTACAAAGCTTTCAATGGCGCCAGATTTAGTGCGAATCTTTAAACATTTTAAAGCATAGTGAACAAAGTCATCCTTGAGCCTTTGCTTGATGACCCTATCTTCTGGAGTCATTAAAATCACTCCAGGCTTTTGAGGTCATCTTCATGTTTAATAGTAATGTCAGTTTGCTGCTTATCCCCATAAATCTTAGGAGCTAACTTAGACGCATGCCATTTACGCGTATCAATTAAAAGACGAGCTTTAGCCACCATTCCAGAATCAATTCGAGTTGCACCCTCTTTATCAACGAACTCATAAGAGCCTAATTCATCTATAATACTTTCAGACGATTCGGCCATTAATTCAGCTTGTTGTTGTTTTGCTAGCGTGTATTTATCAGCAAAGTCTTTGTTTTTCCATCTCCAAACATTAATTGCTTCATGAGAGGGCATGAAATCAAACATTTTACAAAGCTTAGGCAAACCATGGGGATGAGTGGCTACAACTTCACATATTTTATCAGCTAACTCTTCGGAATATATAGTAGGTCGTCCGAAAGGTTCCTTTCTTTCTTTAGACATAAGTTACTCCTAACATAGGACTCAATCATTTCCGTATAAATACCCAGGCTCATCTTCTAATTTTCTAAGCCTTTCAACATGATGGCCCAATGTATTTTTTAATCTATTAATATCTCGTTGCATGACTATGGCATCTTCACCACGAAACAACCTAACCCATACCTCTAGATGCTGAAGAAGTGTATATAGCGCTATCCAATCATGCTCAGTCACACATTACTCCGCAGACGGAACGCCAACAACCTTTCCACAAGAAAACATATTACGCAACCGCACATGGTCTTCTCGAAGTTCTGCTAATGCTTCTTGATTAGAATGCAACATGTTAGCTAGCTTAACCACTATTTCCTGAAGCTGCTTAATTTCTACTTCTACTTCCATTACCCTTCCTTAATTAAACTGAGCCAAGTTAACATTTAAGTTAACGAGAGATATAAGACATCGACCATATCTGCTCCTCCATTTCTAGAGGTTGGCTCAAAACTTCGGATCGAGATGCTGTTCCTGCAAATTTTTAGCTACATTAGGGCGCCGAGTCCGTTTCTTCGGAACAGGCTCTTTACTAACATACCCAACCCCAGCACATGAAGTGCACTCTTTCAACATACATCCAAGGCCAAGCATCTTACCCTTTCCTTGGCAATTCTCACATCGACTACATTGCATCTTTTAATGCCTTAATCTTAGCCCATACTAAATCTAAGTACAAGGTGATCGCATCAAGAGCATCTAAACTTCCCTTGTATGGCTCGTATTTATACATAAGCATCCTGATATATATTGAAAGAAGTATACCAAACCCACACGCAGCCTACAACACAATAATGTTACACCTCATTGCTTGACATGTGTCTTGTTACAAGGCATAATATCTAAAAAACAGGAGAGACAAATGACTGACCTAACTCTATACGAACTAATGTCCGAAGACATGACAATCTGGGCAAAACTTGTTGACAACAAGCATGTCAATATAGAAATCCAAGACGAACTAGATGTAGCAGTTTATAACGAGACCAGCCATATGGCAGCTTGGGAGAGCCTTGTCTACTTCGCAAAGCAGATAATATCAGTTGATGAGCGGATTCAAAATGAGCTTGAGGAAATGGAATGATTGATTACGAAAAACTAAAAATAGCACATGAGCTATGCAACCAATCAGACTATACATTTCAAGTAGAATTTGGTTGGGAAGATAAAATCTATATTGAATTATTTGAGGTAAAAAATGGCCCCCACAAATCGATAGGATTAACTGATAATTTAGATAATCTAATCATACAACTTAAAAAACTATGTTGTTATCCAGAACCAAAATTCAAGCCAAACGACAAGGTTTGGACATGTTTCCACGAAGAAATAAAGCAATGGCTAGTTGACACCATTAACTGGGAAGAAGAAAGCAGTGACTACAGAGTAGAGCTAAAGTGTGCCCGAGGAAAAGGCAGCTTCCTACAAAAAGATGTCTACGCATCAAAAGAAGAATTAATCGAAGAGCAAATAGCGTACTGGCATCAGTTGAAAATGCAATGCATGCTTAATCAATACAAACCTGAATTCGAAGGTGACATTAAAGGCTTTAGCCAAGAATGTCACCACGAGTCAGACGGCATAGAGCACGTCATAATGGATGGGGGCGGTAGTTTTTCGATGAATAGATGCAAAAAATGCGGAGAATTCTACAGATGAAATACAGAAAAAAACCAGTTGTGGTTGAAGCCTTCAGGCTTGGAATTGATGATTTCCCAGAATGGTTTTTAAAGAACAACTATGACAATAAAATTTTATCACAAGTTGCTGTTAAAAATGGATGTCTAATTAGGACTCTGGAAGGAGACATGTTAGCCAATCCAGGCAACTATATAATTAAGGGAATAAAGGGGGAAATATATCCATGTAAGCAAGATATATTTGAAGCTACCTATGAATTAGTGGAGAATTCTACAGATGAATGACTTCACGAAAGAAGAGTTAAAGATAATCCAAAGGCTAATGGAACATGGAATGGAAAGGTATTGTCTTTCATCTTATGATGCTTTGCAATCTTTAGTGAATAGAGTCCAATCCATGATTGATAACTATTGCGAGCATGAATATGGAAAGCCTAAATACCATTGCATTGATTGTAATGTTTCAGAGTTTAGATGCAACAAATGTGCTTGCGTCTCATATGAGGGATTGGAATGACCAACCTAACCTTAATAGTCTGCGCCACAGCAATCCACATCTGGGGATAACATGTTCAAACGCATCTATTGCTACTTATTTGGCCATGACTTAGACTTCGAGAACACTTTGCAGCATTACGGATGGCCTCACGCCTTCTGCAAACGCTGCAACAAATACTGGAGATTGTAATGTCCTACACATTACCGAAATGGATTGCCACTACGATACTCATAACATGTATCTCAGTGGGAATGTCCAATGTATTAACAAACTATCAAATTCAGCAACTACATGAAGAGTTGCTAAGCATTACGGAATTTTGTAAATAAGGATGAGCCATGCTAATACTACACAGAAACCCAGGCGAACAAATCATCATTAACAACAATATCGTCGTAACTGTCCTAAGAGTAGATGGGCCACAAGTACATCTAGGCATCGAAGCCCCTAAAGACATCCCAGTCTATCGCAAAGAAATACAACGTATCATCGATTACCAGAAGTCATTGAGAGAGCCTCCACATCCTTAGCAATCCCTCCTCTAGCCCCCTGGGAAGGCACAAATTTAACTTTCTGGCCTTCGTCAAGGGTTTTGTATCCTTCGCCTATAATGTCGCTGTAATAGACGAAGAAGTCCTTTTCATTGTAGGTTATGAATCCATAGCCTTTGTCATTATTAAACCATTTCGTAGTCCCAATAACTGTGTTTTCACTCATCTTAATTTTTCCCTTTAATGTTAACTAAATCTGGACAACCCTGCTCTATCCACAGTTTAACGTGCAAATTAAGCGTTTCTAGCGACGTTCTACCCTCAAGCATATCGTTCTTATCATCTTGAGACAAAAGTTGCTCTGAGAGCTTCCTAGGGCTTATTCCGTATTTTATGCCTAATTTGAATAAAATTGATTTGCATTGTTGCTCTGTTAGCTTATTCATCGGCTAAATGTTCAGATAAACTACAAATACACTGAGCGTAAGACTGCATTATTTTCAATTCAATCTGAATATCACTTAACTGCATCATTGTTTTGATTAAAGTGGCTTCTTGATTTATTTCAATTTGATTTATTTTTCTAGCCAAGAGTTGTTTAAAAATAGCAAGCTGAGAATAATAATTTATTATTTCATTTTGCAAATTTTTCCTGGTATTTTCTAATTCTTCACTCACAATTTTCTCCGGTTTTTAAATAAGTAGGCTTTAAAAATTTCATTAATTCTGCTAAATGGCCTTTAGCTACTTCTCTGTTGCTGGCCTCTTTCACAATATTTTTATAAGCTTCAGCTTCTTGTTTATACATTATCTTTTTTTCTTCTTCATAAGCCTTTTCTTTTTCAGCAATTGATTTAGATGTAATCCCGTTATATCCATGAGGTGTTCTCCATTGGCCTTTTCTGTATTTGCTCACCGCTACGCGTATGGTTTGATCTTGGGGTTGGCTTGGCTTTGAATCAACGTAGTATGCCATTTGTGCCACGATATCTTCAATTGGCTCGATACCGCTCTTTGTTAACTGGTTTTGAATTTGGGTTTTAGTGTTTAAAAAAATCGAATTTTTCCCTGATGATTCCTTTTTGGATTCAATTAATGGTTCTAGGTGTCGTGGTGACACGGGTGGGGGTGTCATGGTGACACTAGTACCCGTGTCATGGTGACACTGGTTTCTTAGTGACACTAGTGTCATGGTGACACTGGTTGTGGATAACTTTTTATTGGTAGATTTTAATTTGGTTAAATTTTCTTTTGACAAGACGCCGCATATTTTGTAAACATTTACTTGCCGAATAGTGTCGCCTGTTTTGATTAAATATCCTTTGCGAATAAGAGAGTCTAAAATTCTATAAATAGATTTTCTACTTAGACATGTGTCTTTCATTAGTCGCGTCCATGATGGCCACGCATGATGCTTGTCATTGGCTCTATTGGCTAACGCAAGCAATACAAATTTTTCAGATGGTAATAACTCTTGTATCTCCAATACCCAGTTGATCGCTTCTATGCTCATATATTAAATATCCTTTTAATATGTTCCGTGAATAAGTACTACTTTCTCCAACAAAAAGGCTTGCATAGAAGGTCAGACATGTTTAAAATACATGCATAATCTGCTTCCTAAACAAGCATGGTTATGTCATTGCGCTACGCGCACGACGGGCTGCTACGCCAAATAGCGGCCATGTCGCTCAATATATCATAAGATTTAAGGTGTATCTTCTCCATATTTTAAAATATCTCGTAAAAGAGAAATCATATTATCGTAGGCCATAATCTCGCCGTGATAACTACCTCTCTGAAACTCTGTGAGCTCTTCAATCCTGTCAGCAAGAGATTCCATAGAGTCATAACGCTCTTCCCACAAATGTTCCCGTAATTCTTCAAAATCCTTTATATGGCGCATTTAAACTCCTCAACAACACGTTGCCATTCTGCGATATCGCAATCCATTCCAGCTTTATCCAAGTCTATTGCTTCTTGAATCTCAGTACATATTCTAAGCTTGATATCAGCTCTAATACGATATTTGTTATTAATCAAAGCCTGTACGATATTGCTTACCACATAAGTCTTTCGCCCTAAACCATAACGAAATGCACAAAAAGCTAATGTGTTCATATCGTTATCCTCTAAAACTCCAGCAACCTTATTACATAGCTCGCACACATATCTTCCATTCTCCCTAATGGAGTATCTGTGCTCACAATCATCTATCATAGTCACTTTAATTTCTCCCTTATTAACAAAAGACATTCTGCAATAGTTCTAAAAGCCACAACAGACATCACCCCATCAAATCCTTTGGCATACGGCTTATCTAGGAGCCCTTCTAATCGATTAAATGCAATATCTAATGGCTGGAGCTCATGTTGTCTTTTAAACTCTCGTAAGGCTTCTAGTTCAGCTTGTTCTTGCAGTGTCATTATTGTACCCCAAATCTTCAATGCGAGCCTTGAGCTCACCCTTTGTAAATTCTTGTATTTTAAATTGCGACTTAATTGGGATGTAACCTTTCTTCGCCCAGTTGTTATAACAACTATGAGTCCATCCGGTTAATAAATTGAAATTGTAAGAAGAACCAAAAAATTTCTTAACTTCATCTAGTGTCATAAGTTACCTCCAAAAATATATTAACAAAGATGCTTGACTATGTCTATAATGGTGACATACAATTGCCTTACGACAATGCCGTCGCAATTGAATAGGTACTAATACAATGAACGATTTCCCAGAACCCAATCCTCAAGTCCTACGCGAAGAAAGAATACAGGAAACAGCATTAACATTGCACACAATTAGTTTACAAGTTGCTGAATTATTAAGAATAAAAGAAGAGCTTGAGAAAAGATTAAATGCATTGCTTGAGCATAGTGATGATTGCCAAAAAACGTATACTTATGGTCGCTGGAAAGTGACTGTAAAAAGTGGATATATATATAATTTAGATATTGATGAATACAAAACTATTGGGCACTTCCTTCCTAAAGGCTTTAACCCAGTCACCGAAGTTAAAAAGTTCGAACTGAACAAAAACATTATAAAGGCTTGTGAAAAATATGGCTCTGAAGAAGAAAAGGAACTTATGAGGAAGTTTGTTACTGCGAAGCCGTCTAAATTACACGTGAAGGTCTCGCCTGGAGTTTGAAAATGAGTAATATTGTATTAATTTTAGGCGAATCAGGAACTGGAAAATCAACCAGCATCCGCACATTAAACCCAGAAGAAACATTTATAATTAATGTACTGAACAAGCCATTGCCATTCAAGGGCTACAAAAACAAATACAACAAAGAATTAAAAAACTATCACTCGACTGACTGTTATAAAGAAATCATTTCGTATATCAAAGCTATTAATGAACGGTTGCCGAACATTAAGAATTTGATAATTGATGATTTTAACTTTGTATTAGCTAACGAGTTTATGCATCGAGCAAGTGAAAAATCTTTTGAGCGTTTTGTAGATATTGGTAAGCACACTTTTGAAATTGTAGAAGAACTTAAGCTTCTTCGTGAAGACTTGATTTGTTTTATTATGTCTCACACTGAGCTTAGCCATGCCGGGGTTATCAAAACTAAGACAGTTGGTAAGATGGTTGATGATAAAGTATCTATTGAGGGAAGAATTAGCACAGTTTTACACGCAAGGGTAGTAGAGGGTAAGTTTAGGTTTCTCACGCAATTCGACGGCCTCCATATGGCTAAAACAAGTATAGACATGTTTGCTGACATGTATATTGACAACGACCTTCAATTTGTCCGCGAGCGGATGATTGAATATTTTAACGGGGATGAGTAATGACAAATTTTTGGGAAAGCAGGATAGAAGGGCAAACAATTACTGGAATGCTTCAAGATGTATTGTTGCCTGAATTTGAAAATATTCCACACAACACCACCGCCATAGCAAGAATCAAATCCTTCAAGCTAGTTTCCAAAAATATAGCTGGCAAGGATATTGATCAATATGAGATTGTATGGAAAATAACGGACGGCCCATTCCGCAACCGTGAAATCACCCAAAAGATTAAAGCGTTCGATGAAAAGCCAGTGACATGTCAACGCGCACTGAATATGTTGAAACTTATTTATACAATAGCTAAGCATATTCCGAAACATTCAGGTGTTCCTACCGACGAAGACCATGCATCATTAGTTGGTAAAAACATGGGTATTAAAATTGGGGAATGGTCGATGAAACGTGAGAACCCCAAGCCTGACCAATCCTTATTTATGACAGGTAATAATATCACTGAAGTGCATGAAATTGGGCCAAATTTTGTACCTGAAGTTGGAATAAAGCGTGAAACTCCTAAAGTTACTATTAGTGATGTTCCTCCAAAATATGACAACCAAGACATCCCTTGGTAAAGGAGTAAATGCATGGACAGTTATGAGGTTGATTTGTTTTTAACCTGTCTTATTGGAGGCTTCTGTGGGGGCGCTTCCTTGATGTTAATAATGCGTTACCATTTTAGAATGGTTTATAAACAATATCAAAAAGCTAAGGATGTTGTCGCTGATTCTGCAGCTTTAAGGCGAGCTGAATTTGAAATAGAGCAATTAAAAGTCAAGGTCGCTACTTTGGACAGGGAGATTTACACGCAACATGACCAAGAAGCCAATTAATTTCTGGGATGACTATCTTAATACGCGCTTAAGTTGGGCTGAATCTACAGGTGCAAGAGCTCAAAAAAAGAAGACCCCCAATCGCGTGACAACTGATGGCCGTAAGCTACCAAGAAATATATACAAATTAGGTGACAAAGAAAAATACAAGGCTCTTGTAGAGCGCGTCATGGGGATGAAAAAAGTTCTTCATTATGTTGGAATTTATGACACCGTTGAAGAAGCTATTGAGGCTCAATTGATTTGGGAAAAATTGCATGCAAAAAGAAGAGTCGCTACTTTTGCTGAAGCCCAAGAAGCGGCCAAAAAAGTTATGGATACATGCGCTAAGGCAATTAAGACTTTAGAGAACAAATGACCAAGATTCTGCGCCCTTACCAGCAAACTATAGTTAACACAATAAAAAGATGTCTCCGAGAATCAGATGACCCAATCCTAGTCGATGCCTCGGTGGGTAGTGGCAAATCACTTATTATCGCTGACATCTTGCTGATGATTGAGCAAGCCGGATGGCGCGCTCTGTGCTTGACGCTCAATAGCACCTTGATACAACAAAACGCCAACACGTATAAGCTGCAGGGCGGAAATCCAGGCATTTACTGTGCTGGCCTCAATTCCAAAGACTTCGAACAATTTGTAATATTCGCTTCCCCACACTCCGTTTGCAAAGATATCAGTAATGACGGCAATATCAGCAGGCAGCCATTTAAGCTGATAGTTACGGATGAGTGCCATAATATTAATCCACATGATTCAAACTCCATGTACATGCGTATTATTAATCATTATTCTATGAAGGCTCAGATAGAGCAATATAAATTTAAACTTATAGGTCTAACGGGTACACCGTATCGTGGGAAGGGAATTTCAATTGTCGGTCCAGAACAGTTATTTAAAGAAAAAGCATGTTCAATCTCCACAAGCTGGCTGGTCGAAAATGGATATTTAACAAAACCCATTTTTGGCATCCCTGATACAGAGAGTTTCGATTTCAGCCAACTCAGAGTAAAGAATACCGGCAAATTCGACCAAAAACAATTAGCTAATATTGTTGATGCCAATGAACGTCTAACAGGTGAGATAATGCGAGAAGTCACTCGTATAGTCGAAGCTGGGCATACAGGAGCGTTTATCTTTGCATCTACGCGCAAACACTGTTTAGAATGCATAAAGAGTTTACCAGAAGGGCAGGCTGCCATAATAACTGGAGAGACGCCGCATGATGAACGCAAAAAAATTATTGAGCTCGCCAAATTGGGCGTTATTCGTTATTTGGTTAATGTTAATGTGCTTACAGTCGGCATTGATATACCTTCTTTTGATGTATGTGCTTGGCTGCGACCAACAGAATCTCTTGTTCTATATACACAAGGAATCGGACGTGTGCTTAGGCTTCATACAGGCAAATTATCCGCGATTATTCTGGATTTTGCCGGCAATTTAGATAGACATGGGGATGTAGACGATCCAATTATTAACGAAGCTCTTCAACCAAGGCCAGAAAATGAAAAAGATTTTGTTATTCCTTGCTACACCTGCAATACTCTTAATTTGGTTACTGCTCGCCGTTGCGTGGGTGTTCACGATAATAAACGTTGCTCTTTCTATTTTGATTTTAAAGCTTGCCACGTTTGTGAGACACAAAATGATATTACTAGTCGCCATTGTCGTTCGTGTGATGCGGAGTTAATTGACCCAAATGCCAAGCTGTACAAGCCTAATATTGTCCGTCTATCTAGAGGAGAATACTGGATAACAGCACAAAAAGGAGGATTTCCAATTATCAACTGCCGATATTATGCCGCTGATTCACAATCAAATTTCGCTGAGCTGTATTTCACAAATACAGATAAATCAAAGAATGTATGCTATGCAAAATTTGTGCGTACCCATATTGATAAGCCCAGCGAATGGTATATGAAGCTTCATGATTACAAGCAAATGCAGCTGATGCTAGAAAAAGGCGTTAAGACACCACATTCGATTGTCATTACAATGAACCCCGATGGAACCTATAAGTTAATCAAGAAGCTATTCGACTAACTTTAATGGTGCTAAATTATAAAAATCTTGGATAGTTTTAATGGCATCTTCTGCGTTGTAACAAACAATACAATAATACCCGTCATTCGTTCTGTCTAATAAAAATTGTGCCTGAGCTATAGATAGCTTTCCGTTAGGGGCTTTAAGCTCCATAAACATGCCTGGGTAGCGTCCATTGCTTCTGGGGAAGAAGAGGTCGCTAACGCCCGCAAGTACGCCCATACGCTTTAGGATTGCGCCATGTTGAGGGGTTGTACGACGTTCATTTGCTATATGGATTACAGGAATGTCAGTAGTTTGTCGAATAAACTCTACTACCTGTATCTGGATAATTTGCTCAGCACCCAATCTCAAGCATACCTGCCTAACCGAACCCGATTCCAAATATCATTGAAACGCTCTTTACCGACTTGCTGGCTCCACTTGGAATCACGTAGCTCATTAGCAGCTTTTAGATAATCCTTGGCTTCCATGGCCGCCAAGAACTTCGCAAACTTCAAAAGCCCATTAACACCAAGGTTGTATGAGAGTTCTGTTAGAACATCTTTCCTAACATCATCTTGATTGTTATACCAAGGATATTGCGACAACCTAGATTCTAGATTCGCGATTCGCGAACGAAGAATCATCATGCATTCTTCAACTGACAATCCTAAGTCCAATCTGGCATCCACGCAGAAACCTATGCCAACGGTGTCATAGCCAAGGGAATCTTTATAAACAGATTTCTTTATTCCTTCATGCTTGACTATACAATTTTCCAGCTGTGAATCAGGCATATTACAGTCCATGTAATAATAATTAATATATATATTCTAATCTTATTATAGTTATTGAGCGAGAAATTGCAGTGGAAAACCCATTTAACCACTGCAAAATCAATGACTTAAAACAAATAAAACTTGTTACTAAGCATGTGGTAAAGCTGCGTCTTCAATGTGGGCAACTACATCACTAACCTCATCCACAGTCTTATCTACAGCTTACATATCTTCT